CACTTATCAGAAGAAGAAGCCTTAGAGAAATTTCTTTTTCATTTTGATTTTATGGTTAAATGCATACGTTCTACTGGTTGTCAAATTAATAAATTTATTTTTCGTGAATACCCTACCATATGGACAGAGAGAAATTTAATATATTGTCGTGTATTTGTTGAATTAAAAATACTTAACCATATTCTTTCTACTGGTAAAGATACCCTAAAAGAAAAACATAAAATACATGTCCAATCATTATATGATAATGAAATTATTTCTTTTAAAAAAAATACAGATAAAACACCTATAAATGAAGCTCAAGAATTATTAAAAGGGCTAAAATGAAACTCATATTAGCCTTAACATTCTTTGTATTCACGCAAATACAAGCACTTGAGATCACTGAGGTACTGAGAGTTTACGACGGGGACACTATATACGTTAATTTATCCTGTAATGAGCCTATTTTCTGTAAAAACATAGGGATTAGGTTAAAAGGGATAGACACTCCTGATATTCGGACCCGAAATAAAAGAGAGAAGAGACTAGGCTACGCAGCTAAGAATTATTTGGAAGGGATAGTTAGTGAAGCTACTTACTTTGAGTTAAGGGACGTTTCACGAGGCAAGTATTTTAGGGTTATAGCGGATGTGTTGGTAAACGGGATGTCATTATCAGAAATAATGATATCTAGTGGCTATGCGAAGCATTATCATGGAGGAAATAAATGAGTGTGTTAGATATTGTTTTTATTATTATGTGTCTGGGGATTCTAGCATCACTTATCATTCAGATTATTATGATCGAACCATTAATTTTAGATATAAAAAATATAAGAACAAGATTAAATTCTATTGACGAAAAAATAGAAAAGAATAAAGGCCATACTGATATTCGCATTGCAAGAATAAATAGGATTATGGACTCAAATATAGCTGGGGATGAACGGTACGGTGAGGCTATTAAGCAAAACACGGATAAGATTAATATTTTAGTGGACCGTGTTAATAAAATAATAAAAGGAGAGAAATAAAAATGAAAATTCAAGAATTTAATCAGGAAATTGCTAAGAGGGAAGGGAAGGTTAAACAGGTTAATATCAGCCAAATATCAGAAATATCAAAGGTAATTAATGATCTGATGGGTGGTATTTTTTACAAACTTATAAAACATGATCTATATAACAACAAAGCATTTATTAGAATAATTAATCTTATCCTCGTTTTATGTTTTCGGAAGGCCAAATGATTAAAAAGCAAGTTACGGCATATTTCTGTGAGAAATGCAATAAAAGGTATGAAATTGCAGAAGGAGCTAAAGCCTGTGAAGAGAATCACGAAAGGATCTCCCATTGTTGGGCTGAAGGCTACAAAGGACCTGACCCATTAATTTACCCAGAGGATCTAAGAGAGTGAGAGAATATATCACTCCTATATTAGTCCTGACAGTAATTAGCTTTGTCCTATTTATTGGGATGCGATTTTTACTTTACGTTGTAATTAAAGATCACATTATTTTATTCACATGCTTTTTATCATCAATTCTATTTATATACTACCATGAAAGCTACTAATACAGATATAAAGAAGGTATATACGTGTGCATATTGCAACACAGAGTATGACAATGAGCATTTATTTATAGCGTGTGGCCAAATGCATGCTAAAAATGGGGATAAGCTCACGCCTTCTAAAAAAGACAACATAAATCCTTCACATTATAAGTCTGGCGAGATTGAGTGTATAGACGCAATAAAGTCCTCAATGAGTAAAGATGAATTCCAAGGTGCGTTAAAGGCTAATATTTTAAAATATATTTGGAGATTCCCTAAGAAGAAGGGGATTGAAGATTTATTTAAGGCGAAATGGTACTTAAATCGTTTAATTTCTGAGTGTGAGAATGATTTAAGCGGTAAAAATATAGACATATAGGAGGTATTTATGGAAAAAAATGAAGAGATAGAGGTTTCATTTGTGACGGATAAGCAGTTATGGGCGGATTTAAAGGCATTTTGTCGTTTGCACACCCAGAAATCTGGGGGTAAAGTCTTAATAAAGAGCATAGCTACTTTTGCTATTCGTAGGTATCTCAGGGCAACAAAAAACAATGGTAAAGCCTATCATAGCTATGATAGCAATAAATTATATTTAAATAAGCGATATCTGACCTGTTTAGGGGAATATAAATCTCTGAAGAAAAAATACAAGTACGCAATATACGCCCTTTGTTTAATAGGTATTCCCTTCGTACTTAATTGTATCATCTTGTTATCACGTTATTTGGGTGTATAAGGACTACATGGAGCTTGCACACATGGCCTACGATTATGAGAACCAACCAAAAATATGTACTGGGTGTAGGTTGGATATTATAAGTGTTAGCCAAAAAGAGATAGAAGAGGCTGATGAGACAGGAGTATTTATGTGCGAATATTGTAAGGAGAGTGTAGATGGGTAAAAAAGAATTAAAGGTAGAGATTCCAGGGGTTTATCCCCGTAATTTTGAATGGATAATACAGAGAGCGGGTGGTTATGTCACAGATGAAGAATCATTTGGAAGGCTTTGTGTCCCTGGGGGATGGATATTAAGGGCCGGTTTAAGTTGGAATAAAAGACCGGATTATACCTTCATCCCCGACCCAAACCATGAATGGGTATTAGAGCCTTTAAAGGAAGAGCCTGAAGAGGAAACAGGTGAGGTAATGAAAGAATTACACAAGAAATCAGATGAAGCATTCGAGGAGATTAAGGAATTAAAGAGAAACCCCGAAAAAACAAAGAAAAAAACAAATAAACCTTGGTTTTCTAGGCTATTTAGGACTAATAATGACTAAACACACATACGTAGGTGATCCTAAATTAGTAGTTGCAGAGAAGATGACCTACTTTGAATTTAGTGGGGATGATCTCAATTATCGTTGCAACGATAAAAATGGATATAAAGTAACCCCTGATAAAGGCGATAGTTACTGGCTATCTGAAAATGAATTTGAATCTAAGTTTTTTAAGATCAACAACGCTAGTTATTTACAAAAAGCTAAAGCATTTAAAGTTAAAGTAAGGAATAATAAGAGTATTTCATTAAAAACAAGCAATGGTGTTGAAAAACCGTCATTACTGATTTCAAATGCAGTTTTAACGGTTATATCTGACTGGGCTACGAATGGACTATTAGTAGAAAAATGAAACAAAAACTAACGCCTGAACAAAAAGCAAAGAGAAGAGCCCAAATTGAAAAAGAGATTGAGGCTGTAAAGGCGAAGCAAGAAAAATTAGACATACAGCAAAAATCGTTAATTAAACAACAAAAAGAATATGAAAAGAAGAATAAGCTGTTGTTTTTTAATGACCCTGAGAAAGGGTATTTGGGTAAACATGGGAAATGGGAAAGCAATCCGATACAAAAAAAATATTTTGAAGCATTAAAGAATCCTCTATACAAAATATTGGGGTTAGTGGGTGCGAATAGGACAACTAAGACGTTTTCCAGTACAGGGGTTACGGCTTTGACTGGGATAAAAGGGTGTTTTCCGTGGGAAGATCCAAACGAGGCAGGAACATGGTTTTGGAATAGCAGAGGGTGGGAGCCACCAATTAAGATAAGGATAGTAGGCCAAGATTGGGAAAAGCACATCAAGACAGTTATCGTTGCAACGATAAAAGAATTATGGCCTGCTAGTTGGGGATTTGACCCTAGGAAAAACGGGCAAGGCGTTGAGGCCAACTGGACACATCCAGCAGGGACTATTGAGATATTAAGTAATAGTTCAGAGAGTTCAGTTTTTGAAGGTTGGAATGGTCATATTGTTATATACGATGAACCGCCTAAACGTGAAAATAGAATTGCGTGCGCTAGGGGTCTTGTGGATTATCAGGGGATAGAAATATTCGCCATGACTCTTTTGAAAGAGGCATGGATAGATCAAGATGTTGTAAATGGTGTAGACAAGAATGGCCAATTAGACAAATCAACAATATTTTTTACAAGTGATATTCAGGATAATGTCGGGTTTGGGATTACACAAGAAGGGGTAGATCAGTTCGCCAAGACACTTACAGAAGACGAGAGGTCTGCAAGGTTAAGGGGAGTTCCTAGCTACAAGTCAGGGATAATACTAAATATGGATCGAGAAATACATGTAGTTGAAAGAAATTTTGAAATACCTTCAAGTTGGATGGTGGATGTTGCAATAGATATTGGTATCCAAAAAGCGCATGACATTTTATATTTAGCAACCTCACCAGATGGGAGAAAGTATGTTTGTTTTGAGGACACAGTGTCAGGTAACGGTGACATTATAGCTGAAAGCATTATCCAAAAAAAGAATCGTTATATGCTAAGAATAAATCGAGTTATTTGTGACCCTTTGGCGAAAGGGAACACTGCTGGGCAGGATTTTGAGCATTCAACTTGGGCGAAAATAGATGCAGCCCTTAATCGTTTTGATATGTATTTAGAGGCAGGTTCTAAGTTGAAGAATGATGGGGTCATTACGATCAATTCATTGTTAATGACGGTTAATAAGATCCCTATGCTGTTTTTCTTTAGAGATTTAGGGAAAACCGTTAAGCAGTGCCTAAATTGGATGTATGACAAAGAAGGGAAGCCGTCTAAGAAAGACGATGACATGTGTGAGAATTTATACCGACTTGCTTTATTGGAGACTGAATGGGAAGAGCATGACCTTAGTTGGGATGCTTTATATGTAGATGGGTCTAATGAAAGAGACCCTGTCACGGGGTATTAATGATGGAAAATTCTAGTATAATCAATATTATTGAAGAGAACGGGATAGAGAGTGGGTCTATCAACGTTATCGTAAAAGATAATGTTCCACTACAGATAAATATAGACAAACAGGTCTATAGGAGGGTTAAACAAAAAAAATAAACAGATTTAATTTAATATTGCTCACAGAAACTTAGGTCGTAAGACCCAAAGAAAACAAGAGGCACAATTACCAGAAATGGTTTTTGTGTCTTTTTTTTTGTCAAAAAATTAAGGAGGAGATAATGCAAGTACCAGGAACAGAAGTAATAGAAGATACACCCACACAAGAAGAACAAAAATATAAACAAGAAGAGGTGTATGAGGCGAAGTCTAAAGATATACCAGAATCGTCAGAGTCACTTTATTTTGAAAATCTAGCAGAAAAAATAAAGGACAAAGAACTAGATCGCATAGCTAAAGAAGTTTTAGATGGATTTGAACAAGATGAGGCATCTATATCTGAACTCAAAGATATGCGTGAGCAATACAATAAGTTGCATGATCTTGTACACGAACAGAAAAATACACCTTTTGAGAAGGCTTCTTCTGTAAAATTACCGATTTTAACTAAGGCTTGTATCCAATTTGCGAGTCGATCAGGCATTAATTCAGAGACGGGAGGTGAAATCGCTAAGATTGATCCCGTTTCATCAGATGAGGACAGTTTTTACCGATCTAAGAAAGTAGCGACTCACTTTAACCATCAGTTAAAGTATGGGACACCTAATCATTATCAGTCGCATCGAAAGACTAGAATGCAATTAGCAAGGGATGGATACGCATTTAGAAAAGTGTATTGGGATTCGATTAAAAAGAAAGTTATCTCCACTCACATTTTACCCGAAGACTTTATTGTTAATTATCATTCTAGGGACTTATCAGAATGTTATCGATATACGCATGTGCTTAGACCAAATGATAATGAAGTCAAAATAAAAATGGCGCAAGGTATTTATAAGGATCAGGAATTAAGCCCAATTAGTGTTCAAGAAGTGGACGCAGAAACAAGCTCTTCTAAAGAGAATATAGGTCAATCCTTACCACAAGAGATTGATTTTACTTCAGTCAGAGATGTCTTAGAAATGCACACTTACATTCTTTTAAAAGAAAGTGATGATATTCGTATTCCAGTCGTTGTTACCTTAGATAAAGAATCTAAAAAAATATTCAGAATTATTAAGCGTTCTCATCCTGAAACGGGCGAAGCACTTAAATACTTTATTAATTACACGTTTATTCCCAATGACAAATCAATTTATGGGTATGGGTTTGGACAACTTTTATATCCACTGGTTTTGTCGATGAATACAGCCGTAAATCAGCTTATAAATGCAGGTACATTAGCTACTAATGGGACTGGGTTCATTGCAAAAGGGAGTGGTTTACCACGGGGTACCCATAAAATGAAAATGGGAGAACTAAAGGAGATCAATAATAAAGGAGAAGACATAAGCAAGAGTGTTCTCCAATTAAAGTTTGCCCCACCAGCACCCGTTCTTTTACATATGATTGAGTTTTTAGGTGTTCAGGTCGATTCACTTAGTACAGTCACAGAACTTATGACAGGTGGACAACCCCGTAGCGATACAACCGCAACAGCCGCTTCTATTGCTCAAACCGAAGCAGTTAAATTGTTTACGGATATACAAAAGGCATATCACATCAGTTTAGGTGAAGAATTCCAGTGTATGAAAATGATGTATAGCATCTTCTTAGATGAATCTTCATTGGTTGATTATTCTGGTGTTGAACCTTTCCAAATTACACGTGATGACTACTCCTCTAAATTAACAATCATGCCTGTTGCAGACCCTAATGTTGTTAATAAACAAGAAGCAATAGGTAAAGCAGAGGCGATTTTGAATTTAATTAAGCAAGATCCCTTTTTACAGCAAGACCCAGAGGCATTGTTATTGGGTACGACTAACTTATTAGAGTCGATGGGTGTTAATCCCAAAAAAATAGAAGAAATTAAGGCGATATATGACCATTCTATTAAATCGGTAAGGGAGCAACAAATAGTAACACAACATCAATCACTCCAAATACAACTAGCAGAAGAGCAGCAAAAGAACCTTGATGAGGCTTCAAAAGAAGTCGAGAAAAAAGAGAAACAAATGGGAGGTGAACAACAATCTCAGTAATAGATAAATATGAATCTATTTTAGGGAAAACTCCATCAGATATTGAATCTGAAATGGGAGATTATGATTGGGAATCGTGGGTCACTGACTCACGAACTCTCATGTTCATAAAATATCTATTTTACGTTCGGGTTGAGGCTCAGCAGACCTTATTAGACAGCAAGCAATGTATGAGAGAAGGAGGTGCTTTGTCGTTAGGAAAATATGAATGCTTAGGTGAAATATTAGATAAATTTAAGAGTTTAAAAGGAGATTATAAATGAAGACCAAAGTAACAATTATTGAACCTGATTGTGTTGTTGTAAAACAAACTGTGGAAGAGGTTACAGAAGGTGGGATTATCCTCACCAAAGAATCAGTATATGGGGGACCAATGGAAAAATTTGAGGGGACTGTCCTTGCAATTGGGGATGAAGTTGAGAGTGTTAAGGTTGGGGATTATGTTAGCTTTGGTCGAAACGCATTCTCGATTAAAAAATGGAATGATGAGGAGTATTTCTACATTCGAGAGAGAGGTCTTCATACAATTGAATTAGAGGTTGATGAAGACGTGGAATGTAAACAAAACGAATTCTTTGTTTAAAAAAGGAGTAATAAATGAGTGAAGCTAAAACAGAACAAAACTACGATCTTGAATCCTTATCAAAGATCATTGAAAAGGAGACTGAAAGACCTGGATCAGAAGAGGTATCAGCCCCTGAAGAAAGAACTACCGAACAAGATAATGAGGATGAAATTATTGTTGTTGAGGATGATTCTGATGAAGAAGAATCTAATTCAGAAGATGAAGAAGTTGTTGAAAAACCTAAAGCTAAGAAAGGGTTTCAAGTAAATAAGCGTATTGAGAAGGTTCTAAAACGAGAAACTGCTATGAAAAAAGAAAAGGACTCAAAAATAGCAGAGTTAGAAAGCAAACTTGATAAGTTATTGCAAAAAGAGAACGAACGCTCCACTAAAGAAACGGATCACGAATTACAAATATTAGATAAAAAGAAGAAAGATGCGTTTGAATCTTCTGATTATGAAGAGTTTAAAAAGTACGAGGATCAAGTTAATAATTTGAGACAATCCAATATGGGTTCTCAAATGACCCCAGAGGATATGGCTCATTATTTTAAATCTAATAACCCGTGGTATGAGGTCGATAAGGCACGAACATACGCAGCACAGGGGATTCATAAAGAGATACTTAATGATCCTAGTTATCGTCATCTTAATGCTAAACAACAGTTAGATTTAGTTACTAAACAGGTTGATTCTATGCCTGAGTTTAAGAAAAACCCTTATCAGAACTCATCCACAACAGAAGGGGCGCCCTTGGAACGTCCCTCTAAAAAAACGACAAAAATAACACGTTCTGAGTTAAATCATGTGCGTATGATGTTTCCAGGGTTAGGAGAAAAAGAACTTTTAGAACGAACTAAAGAACTCGCAAATGCGGTTAATAAACAGGAGCAATAATAATGGAAACGTTAGAAATTAAAAAGAAACATGTAAAGCTGGACAACATTAAAACTTTAACAACAATAGCAAATGGGTTATACTCTATAGTAGAGACCAACGGCACAGTGCATAAATCGGTAAGAATGCCGATGATTAAGGCTGAGGCTGCAATGAAAATTTTACGGGATAGGGAACCTGAACAAGATTCTCAAACGCCTGCCAAATTAGGAACGGAATTACCTAACCAAAAAATATCTGCAACTCCCAAACGAAAAAGAGTTAATTTAGAAGAATTGGACCCTGAAAAAATAGTCAATAGTCTAGAAGGACATGACTTTTTAGCCGTTCAGCATCTTTATAAAAATCAAAACTACGTTTGTTACTGGGAAGGCATAAAGCTAACTGCTTCACGAATCGCAATGGGGTATGACTTTACCATGCCTGAAGATCTAAATAATTATGATCTTCATTTTCGTGCTGCAAATATAGGAATAGATGCTAACCCTGACGGTTACATCCAATTTGAGGGGATGGTGTTAATGCATACGACAAGAGCAATTGCGGAGGCATTACGACAAAGTAATATAAATAAACAAATCAACGTGGGTAAAACGGGAATTGAAAACGCACAAATAAGTGCACAATTCTAGTCCCCACACTTAATTAAGGAGGACAAATATGGCAAATACTGACAACCCACAAGGGTTAGTATATAAAATGGGTGGAAATCCAGCGATTGTTGAAGTTTCTGTTGATGCTTCAAATTCTGCTGCGATAGGAATCAACGATGGATATATTATTGAGGCAGACGGTTCTGTAGCTCGTGTAGCTGCTGGATCAGGTGTGATTTTATCTGGTGTGGCCGAAGGATTTAAGGATTCTACAGGTAAATCAATTTCTTATTTACCAGCAAGTACCGCAGGGACAATTATCGCTAAGAAAATTGATCCTAGCATGATCTTTGAGATTCAAGCAGATTCAGGGACAGCCCTTACAGTTGCAGCAGTAGGAGCTACAGCAGATTTAGTAGTTGCAAACTGTGACACCACTACTGGGGTATCTAAAATAGAGCTTAATTCTGACAATGTTGGGACAGGTCAACAAGTACGAATTATTGGTATATCTAGTGCGATTGGGAATGCTTGGGGAGAACACGTTAAGTTGTTAGTCCAGATAGCTGAAAACACCTCAATCAGTAACGCAAGTGTATAGGAGGATAAATAGATGAGTACAATTACTAGATCAAAACAAGTAGCTTTCTTAGTTGAGGGAATAAAAAAGGCGTATGGGGTTGCGTATAACGAATCGGAACGTAATTACCTTAAATTATTCCCAATTATAAGTTCAAATACAGAACGAGGAGTCTATCGTGAAATGAGTGGCGTTGGACTTCATGCGACTAAAGCTGAGGGACAGCCCTCCAGCCTTGATAGTATTAACCAAGGGTACGAAACCACATGTATTAATGAAACTTATGCGAAGCGTCTTTTGCTTACGCATGAGGCATTAGCTGATAACTTATACCCACAAATTTTAAAAGCAGCTACAAGTATGGGTGCTTCTGCTGCAAATACAGTAGAAACGATATGTATGAATATGATAAATAATGGCTTCTCAACCAATTTAGGTGATGGGGTTCCATTGTTTTCTGATTCTCACCCCTTATCAGGGTCAAATGGCACAGGATCAAACATTTCTTCAGCAGCAGCATTAACTATGGCGAGTCTAACTTCAATGAGTACCGCTGTCGGTAAATTTACTGATGCTAGGGGCAATAAAATTGATGTTAAGCCTCAATTGTTAATTGTACCTGTGGAAGGAGCAATAACAGCAGAAGAGCTATTGTACTCAAAGCTAAAAGCAGGAACTGCTAATAATGACATGAACGCTTTTGGACGTTCTACTGGTCGTATTCCTGGCGGATACATTTCAAGCCCGTATATCACGGATACAAACGCCTTTTACATTAAAACTAATGTAGATGGTAGTGGGTATCAGGAACGTGAAAAAGTAGGATTCATGGAAGATTACAAAAACAGTGAAATGGTCCGAGAAGTTATTTCTTATTTCCGAGGAAACCCAGTTGTATACGATTGGAGAAGTTTTTACGGAAACGCAGGGGCGTAAATGAAAAGAGCGCTTAAAAAGCCTCTAAAAAGAAGTCATAAGCCCTTTGAATATAAAAGGGCTTGTGACAGATGCGCTAGTTCTATCTTTTTGAGGAGTGAGCTTCAGCTTGAACCTCAAACAGGTAAATTAGTATGTAAGTTTTGTTTTGATAAACCGTCTTATAAAGATAATCAAGCGAATTATAAAATGCCAATTAGAAAGTTTAAATTTGAATAATTAAGGAGCTAGGATGAAGACCAAACTAATAACAATAAAAACCTCAAAAGAATATTTAGATATGTTAGGAGGATTAAAGTTAAAAGCACTTACTTCATTTAAAATTAAAAATATAATTAAGCAGGTTAATGAAGAATATTCCCAATATATTGAAACACAAAATGAACGAATTAAACATTATGGGAATGAGGTAGAAGGGAAAGAAGGCCAATATGAGTTTTCTCCTGAAAATAAGATTAAACTTCAAAAAGAATTAGATGAGTTATGCAATAAAGAAATAGAATTAACATTTGAACTAATACCAATTGAAGCATTAGGGGAAGTTGAGATTGAACCAAACATCCTTGTTAATTTAGATTGGGTATTTGGGGGGTAATAATATGGCAATTAGTGGATCTTCTGATTTTAACTTAATCACCAATGAGATCATTGAATTAGCATATAAAAGTATAAATGCATTGGGTGATGGGGCTACTCTAACAGGAGGTCAATACAGCACAGGGCGTAAGCTGTTAAATATGATTCAGAAGAATTTAGGTCTTCTGTTATGGAACCAAGAAATAATTACAGTTAATTTAACTGCATCAAGTATTGTTTTGGGATCTGATGGCGTTGATTATGAGTGTATAAGAAACCACACAGCCTCAACCACAAATAAACCTGTTACAGGGTCACAATATTTAAGTTTTTGGAAGCAATTAACTACCACTTCAGGCGCTACATGGGTAGATGGCACAGCTCACACATCAATATGTAATCCTAAATTAGACACTAATATTATTGATATTGAGAATGGGTTAAGACGGGACAAGAGTTCAGAGACAAATTCTCAAATTACAAAGATTACGAATGAAGAATTTTTTAATAGATATGATACAAATAGCACTGCTGCTCCAACTCAGTTTTGGTTTAAAAGGAAAGCAACCCCTGAATTATTTTTATATCCATATCCCGATTCAGCAACAAATTATGTATTTGAATTTAATGCGTATAAATATTCTGATGATATGGATTCGTCAACAGATAATCCTGATTTTCCGCAAGAATGGCTTAGTCCTCTAACTAAATTATTAGCTGTGGAATTAGCCCCACAACGAGGAATTACAGGCCAGCAGTTTAAGGATTTGGTTTTTTTAGCTGAAACCGCACGTAAAAACGCAGAACAAAAAGATCATGAGACAGGATCTTTATATATTACCCCTAATTTAGGAGGACATTATTAATGGCACAAGCAAAGCAAGTAGATATATTAATAGCAGGACTTACAGATAGTGCAGGATCGCCTTTGAGTCAAGGAAAAGTGTACTTCTATGCTACTGACGGCTCAACTTTAAAAACAATTTGGACGGACTCAGAAAAGGGAACAGCAAGTGCTAACCCTGTCATCCTCACAACTGGAGGATTAGGAGAGATTTTTGCTGACGGAACATATACCGTGAAGATTGCAGATTCAGATAATGCGACTATACAAACAATTGAAAACATGACATTCACACCAAGTGCTGCGGCTACAACAAATGAGATTGATGCATCAGATTATGGTACGGCAACAGATGAAAATGCAATTTCTTTAGCCATTACATCAGCATCAGGGGCGGATAGAACGGTATTTTTAACACCTGGGAATTGGGATATTTCTGATAATTTAACTATCCCCAGCAACATAAATCTTAAATATATTTTTGGGGCATATACAACGATTGCAGCAGGGAAAACATTAACGATCAATGGGACTATAGATGCGCCTCTTTATAATATTTTTAGGGGACCAGGGACAGTTGTTTACGATAATAGAAATTTAATCACACCTTCGATTTGGGGGATAGGTGGGGCACACGATAACTTATCGTTAGATGGCCAGATCTTATTTATCGATAATATTGTTATTAATGGGGAATCTTCGACACTCCCAATTTTAATACAGAAAAATGAAGATGGAGTGAGTACTTCATTAATGAGGTATGATCGCACATCTGCTTCACCCGCTGATAATGATTATTATGACATCCATTATCATGCAGGGAATGACAATAATCAACAGGTGCAGTTTGCAAGAATGCGAATTAAGCAGCTTGATGTCAGTGATGGGACTGAAAAAGGTCAAGTAATTTGGAGTGTCGCTGATGGCGTGGATGGTTCAGTTGATGATGTATTTACCCTTGATAAGACAGGAGCTACCGTTACAGGGGCTTTAGTTGTGAGTGGTAATTTAACGGTTAGTGGGACAACCACTACAGTAAATTCAACCACAGTTACCGTTGATGACCCTATTCTTACATTAGGCGGAGATACCGCCCCAGGATCAGATGACAATAAAGACAGAGGGATTGAATTTCGATGGCATAATGGATCTGCTGCTAAAATAGGGTTTTTTGGTTTTGATGATTCGACAGGTAAATTCACTTTTATTCCTGATGCATCTAATAGTTCCGAAGTTTTTTCTGGAACAGCAGGAACACTTGTTGCAACTGCGTTTGAAGGGAATCTTACAGGTACAATTAATACCGCTGCACAAGATAATATTACAAGTTTGGGAACATTAACTACTTTGACAGTTGATAATGTAATTATTAATGGTACAACTATCGGGCATACGAGTGATACTGACCTTATCACCTTAACAGACCAAACAGTAACGGTAGCTGGGGCAGTATCGTCCACCACATTAACTACATCAGGAAACCTTGGAGTCGGCGTAGCTCCAGCAGCAAGACTACATATTAAAACTTCAAATGATTCCAATGAAGCAGGAGGTATCTTGTTTGGAGATTATAATTCTACTAGTTTATTTCAAGGGATTGGTTTGGATTCAAGTAATTCTTTAGTCTTTTGGACTTATAGTTCAAGTTGGGGAAAAAGGCTCACATTGACTTCAGCGGGGGTACTATCGGGGGATTTAAATGATACCTCTGATATTTCATTGAAGAAAAATATTAAAAATTTGGATTCTGGTTTATTGGGCCTTATGAAATTACGGCCTGTTTCTTTTGATTGGAAACAGGAAAGCAAAAGTGGTAAAACTGGCTTCATTGCACAGGAAGTTGAGAAGATATTACCTAATGATGTTGTAGGAGAAGAAGGGTCAAAATCCATTAATGTTACAGGTATTTTATCCTTAGCCGTTAAAGCAATACAAGAATTAAATAATAAAGTAGATAAGTTAAGTAAGGCAACTGCATAATGCCAAAAACATTTAATGTCCCTATGAATTCACCCCCCTACCAAAACGTAGATGGGATGGTATTAGACACGTTATCAGAGGAATTGTTAGATGGATATATTGACGAGTTGGGGAACACTAACAAACGTCCTGGTTTAAGTTCTTATATTAAATTAGGGTCATTTAAAACGGTTGATGGGGGCTATTGGTGGGACGGTAAAAGTGTAGCTTTATTTAATTCTGACGGGTCTATATACAAGGTATCAGATTCAAATGGCACGGTAGTAAATATTACCAATACGGGCGACAAAATAGAAACAAGTGGCAGAGCTATTTTTGCTGACAATGGTAGTTATTTTGTTGCTGCAAATGGTGGAAAAATGGTGTACTCAAATGGGACAGCGGATACTGCTTACATCACAGATGTAGATGCGCCAACAGCCGTTACACATGTTGCATTTTTAGATCAATATCTACTCGCAAACAATGTGAGCACAGGGAAATTTCATTTTTGTGACTTTTCTTCTTCCCCTACAACATGGAGCGCATTAGACGTTTTTACAGCGGAGTCTCTTCCTGATGATCTAGTGGCACTGTATGTTAATAAGAGAATTATTATATTAATGGGAACTCAGTCAATTGAGTTTTGGACCAATGACGGCGTCAGTCCCTTTTCAAGAATTAACGGATGGACCATACAGCGTGGCGTGATGAGTAAATATTGTACAGTAAATGTAAATGGTATTATTTATTTTTTTGACGATAAGAGGAAATTAACTATTTTAGATGGGAATAGTCATAAAACCCTAAACACATCTTATGATAGAACAATTCAGGGCTTTGACACTGTGTCAGACTGTACGGCTGATTATGAATTTTTTAATGGCCAAAATAAGATACGATATATTTTTCCTACAGAACAAAGAACATTAATTTATAATTTAGATCAAAATTATTGGAGTGAAGAAACATATTATGATTCTTCGGCAGGTACTCGTAAACGGTATTTAGGATCATGTTATATCTACGCTAGAGATTGGAATCAGCACTTAGTGGGGAGTTATTTAGTTGACGATATATTGAAGCTAGATGTATCTAATTTTAACGATAACGGGAACCAAATACGTGTTAAAAAAGTAACAGGTCATATAGATCACGGTTATCCGAATAAAAGAAAACGATCATACTCATTAACATTCCGATTTAAAATGGGAGTAGGGTTAGGAGATAGCGGAAACACTGAACCTTTAGTTGTTATTAGATTTAGAGATGATGGGAGTTCGGTTTGGGGGAATTTTATCCACATCGCACTAAAAGTATTAGGTAATACTGAATTCAGTCATACGTTGTATAATCTTGGGGCATATTATTCTCGTCAGTATGAAATATCGTTTGCGCAAGACGCTCCCTTCATTATGGGAAAATGTGTAGAAGAGGTTGATATCAGTGAGTAATATTAGCCGATATCCTCAATTTGTATCTACATCAGACCCCTCTGTATATTTAAATGAAATTGCTAATAAGCAGTCTGGGTCTATGATTATTAATTCCGTCTGCAAAGACATTGGCACATGGAATATGGACTCTGATGAGACTAAAGTTGTTTCTTTTAACTTAAACGTCAATATAAAAAGAATATCAAGCATTCATTTAATTATTTACAAAGATGATTTATCCGAAGTATTTGGTATTGGAGGAATTGACTCTTGCAAGTATGACGCAACAAACGGAGTAACAGTTACAAGGACTGCTAGTGGTATTTTTGACGGCACTGATTTTAATAGTACATCTATAAATAGGGGGAAAATAACGATATGTTATACCACGTAACCGACATTAAAATAGAAGACGCAGCTAAAATAGAGAGTTTCTCTAAAAAAGCATTCAATGCAATGGAATTGTCTCGTTATGGATTTAATTACTGCTCTGTTACCTGGCTCAAACGGTTAAAGAAGTTTATTCAAGGGACAAATGGATATTGTTTAAATATTAAAGATAATGGATCTATTTTAGGGGTTGCTTGTGCCTACTCAACGCCTTCCTTATACGATTGTAGTCAGATAAGTTTAACGTGTAGTGGTGTCCAACCTAATCATGAATTATCACACACTGTAAAAACCAAGGTTGTTTTGTCTCTTATTTCAAGATTAGAAGAAATAAGTAAAGAAGAAGGTATGTTATTTAATATATTTTCCATAGATCCGAGTGTTGATTTAGGTAATCACTTAGAAAAAGATGGTTATAAATTGTGTACTAATTATTATATAAAGGAGGTAATTTAATATGGGTGCAGTTGTAGGATTTGTAGAATCAGTAGGAGATGAAGTTTATCAATCATCGGGTATTGCTGATGTCACAGAATTTTTATATGAAGACGTGAACCTGATAACATCGGGGAAGCTAGAAGGTGCATTTGAAGACATAACGGGTAAAACCACTTCTGATGAGATGAAACGGCAAGCGAAGGTTTTAGAGGAACAGGCAGAAGAAGCTAAAGATGCAATGGAGAGGGTTCGCCAGGATTTAAATAAAGCTAAAGAAGAATCCCTTGCTGATTTTGAATTAGTAGAAGCAGAAGCAAAAGGAATCATTACTAAGGCTCAATTAGATCAACTGGAAGAATTAGATAAAACGCAAGGTGGGGTTGAGCAAGGGTTACGAGATCTTGATACTAAGATCATGAATTTAATTGATAAGTCAGAACCAGATCAGCTTCAAACCCTTGTGGATTCAGGTAAGATTTCATTGGAAGCCCTTGAACAAGGGAAAACAAATGCTACTGGCGAATTAGCGAAAAGCAAACAAGAAATTATTGATAATTTAGAATCTAAAGGCGTGTTATCGCGTCAAGATCGGTTAGATGCTAGAGATTTAGCTGTTAATCGGATTGACAGTGAACAATCTAAGATATTAGAAGACATAATAACATCAGGGTTTGTTTCTAAAGAAGAATTGGACAAAGGGTTTTTAGATTCAATGGGATCATTACTTAATTTTAGAGATGCAGCCATTGAGCCATTACAACCATATACCGACACAGGCAAGAGAGCGTTAGCACAACAGAGAATCTATCAAGGTTTAGCTACCGATCAAGAAATTAATGATTTCACCTCTGCATATGGTGATCCTAATGATGTTCAAAAATCACCTTTATATCAATTTAGATTAGCCGAACTTGAAAAGTATGCAGTTCGTTCCCAAAAAGCGAGAGGTAATTTCTTATCAGGTCGAGGGATGATGGAATTACAAGAGCAAGGCGTACAAAGAGTTAGTGCTGAGGAAGCGGATAGAAGGTATCGTGAAGCATCTGGGTTAGCGAAACAAGGGCTTGCTGCTGCGGGACAAGTATCTGGTATCCAAGAGCGCACGGGACAAGCAGCAGTAGGATTATCCACCGATCTTGCGAGACAAAAGGCAGGGATAACACAGTCTGGGTTATCTGCACGAACACAAACACGACAGCAAATGGGATTAGCAGGTGCAGGAGTTCAAGAAAGAACAGGGACAGGACTTGCTACAGATGCGTCTGGGTTAGCTAGGTCAGAGGCAGCCGTACAACAACAGTTTGGGATTTCATTGGGTGAGTTAGAAGCGCAACATGGAGCCCAAAAAGCAAACTTATTCGTAAATGAAGCCTTAAATAGAACTTTAATTACAAGTCAGGCTAACAGAGCTAGAATGCAGCAGTTATCACAAACAGGTACCAATATCGCTAATATTGGCGTAGGTTTTGGACAAGCGAGACAAGGAGTAATTGGGACAGGGGCTTCACAACTTGCAAATTTAGGGACTTCTATGGCACAAGCTAGGGCTAATACTAGATTAGGTACAGCGTCACAAATGGGAGGGGTAGTACAAGCAGGACAGCAAATGGCATTAGGGGCATTAACGAAGGCAGGGGAATATCATACAGCAGCAGCGGGTCAACAAGGTGCATTTTATAGAGGTTTATTAAATACTGGGGCTGGATTATCAGGGTTATATATGTCAGGTGGTCTTGCAAAACCTAAACCTAAGCAAGGGTTTCAAGTAAGTTAATTTGCAAAATTAAAGGAGGAAATTCATGTCATTAACAGCAAACAGAGATTTATATAATCAAGTATCAGGGATTGGGAGTTCATTTGTAGATAATTACATGAAAGGAACTCAAACTAGGATCGCAAAAGAGCAAGAAAAAAGAGCTAAGAGAAAAGAAGGTTTATCTTATATCAAACAAATTGTAGACAAAGGCTCTGAAATAGGATTTTTAAATGAGGCTGCTGGAAATGCATTTTTTAAAGACAAAGTGGCTAATGATTCTATTCTCAAAGAACACCAAAATTCGTTAGGTATAAAAGACATGGATTTATATTTTAACAAAGAGAAAGGGGGAGGTGTTTACTCAGAGCAGGTGCCATTACGGAATGTTAAGAAAGGACTGGCAAAGCAGTGGGGAGTATCAGAGGAAGATGCCAATGATATTTTTAAAAAGAAAGGATTGTCGGATGATTCATTGGTGGGTCTCGAAAAAACAAAAACAGGGATCAGTATAAATTTAGATTCAGGGGTTAAAGAAGGGGCAAGTTTAACTGAAAATAAAATTTTTGGGGCTATGGTTAACCTTATGAACAATGCTTATTCATTTGAAGAAGCCAGGGCAGCCGTAGCAAAGATGGCAAAAACATCAGGTGATATACAAGCCGCTAATTTAGTTAGTACATTTAAAGAAGAAGATTTTAGTGAAAAGGTACCCAATAAAGAAATGAAATTTACAGGGGGTAAGTCACAAACTAAAAAGATTAAATCTTTGGAAAAAAACATAGGCCGAAAATTAACCCCTAAGGAACGTAAAATGGCTAAAGAAATCGGATATAATTAATGTCAGTTGGTCAAGATTTTTTAAATGCAATTAATCAAGATGATAAAGTTGGAGAGGATTTTTTAAATGCAATTAATCAAGATGATAAAGTTGGTCAAGATTTTT